TTGAAGTCAGCACCTTCCCAAAAGTCAAATGGGTTGATTGGATCTTCATCTTGAAACTGAGGATTCATAGCATCGTTCAGTTTGTCGAAGATTTTCTTACCAAACTTATAAAGATATACTTGACCTTCACGTGAAGGGTTTGCGGCATCTTTAACGACATAGATATTTGCAATGTAGTTCAGCCTACGCTTCTGCTTACGTGCAATCTCTTTGTCTTCATCGTGACCAGAATTCCACAGCTTTGAGTTATACTCAGATACTGGATCATCTTGGCTAAGAGTGGTGAGAGAGTTTTCGATATACCAGCCACCTGGTCCTTGGAATCCGTGATCCCACATTCTTACGAATGGCATATCTTCACCTTGCGGTGCGGGTAAAAAACGAATAACGGCATAGCCATTACCTGCTTTATCTACTTCAGGTTTCCAGAAGCGATCATCGCCTTTGTTACCTGTTGAGTTCATCTTCTGGAGTTGAGAATTCAACTTGTCGAATGATGATGTACGTGCCTTCTTAAGGGCTGAGAATGATGTTGTCATGTTTGCTTACTCCTGTGTATAGCGGTTTATATTACGATTTTATCGTTTTGTTTGTCTAGTATACTAGACTGCGTTGTATTTGTCAACACATATTTTACGCATTTTCGCTTTATCATAATTTAAAAACGGTCCATATTTGTTAACAATCTTATTTATACTCGGGTAAACTATCGTATCATTGATAGATTTATCCCAGTACTTGAAGCATCCTGTCAAGTCACTTAATATGACTAGAGTTTCGATGCTGATGCGCTTCATGTTAAAGAGTGACAATACACGAGGATACTGTCCATCTTCAACAACGAAGTTAGCATTAAAGTCTTCGTTCAATTCGTCTAGTTCATTACTAAACACATATCCCAAAGACTGTTGACGTTTCGACCATTCCGTGAAAGTTTCATTTGCGGTCTGACTGTCAACTAGATCACCAACCCAAACGTCTGGATTGTTGACCATGTTAGCTAGTAAAAAGTCTTTATAGTCCTTTCGCTTTGCTAACTTAAAGAAGAAAAACTTATCCTTACGATTTTCAAATGCATCGATTCTGGCGTTAACCTTACCGTTGTATTTGAAGTAATCATAGTTCGAACTAAAGTGCCGCTTTAAAGCAAGATAGCATATGTAAACGTCAAATGCGTCTTGTGTGCTATACAAGCTTTTTGTCATACCGGCAACCTAGTCAGCTTCTCTACCATATTTAGTTCTTCGGCTTCTTTATATATCTTTGCCTTCAGAACAGGTGATCGCCTAATAATTTCACCGACCACTTCTACTTCTAGTCCATACTTCTCTGCGTAATATATCACTGCATCGATGTACGGCACTCCTTTAGAAATATTCTCTGCAATCTCTTTCATGATTGTTTCAGAGTTTAGTTCTTTTATAAGCCCAATGTTTTTGTTATCTGCGATTTTTTATGCTCCCTGCCCATCAAATAGGCTACTTGAAATATGTAAGCTTCACGCTTACTATCATTAATATAAGATTCTCCACCAAGAGAAACGTTTCCAGTATCACTATCAATTACGACATTATACAAATCATCTTCAACATAAGAAATTTTAGCCATTGAGTACCTTAATACCTAGAGCCCAATTCTCAGCCGCATCTTCAGCATATTGCCTGGACTTGCCTTCAAACGTTTCCCTACGAAAGAACTCAGTATCTCCAATACCCATGTAATATCGGATACAGTATATACCTTCTTCGAGGTGAACCTCTGCTCTAGCACCATCGGTGCCTTCTTTAAAATATGTCTTAATGTGATTCATCGTTAGTGATCCTTTGCTCTTTGTATGCGTCTATTATAACATGCAATAGACGGTCTGTCAAGCATTATTTGACAGATTCTAAAAGGGCTTCGATCTCTTCTATCTCAGATACGATTTCACTCATGTTCTGTTTGTGATAGATACGAGCCATCTTGCCTAAATATTTTTTGGGAATACCAACTTCATCTTCGAGTGAGATGATAGCTTCTTTTACGAACTCACGTTCAGCTTCTTGTCGAAGATAGGAGTTACTAATTTCTTCCATACAGTCTTTGATCCGCTTGCGATCAGCTTCACTTGATGGGATTATAATTGATGTCATACTATACCTCATATTGATTAAATGAGTGATCATAATAACAGATGTTGATGTCTCTGTCAATACATTTTGTTAAAAGAGGCGAAAATAATCGCCTCTCTTTATTTCTTAATCCTTGTGGGATTATTAGAAGCTAAATGTTGCACCGATGTGAATCTCTTCACGTGCTGTTGCTTCTAGGTTGTACTTTGTCTTTGCATAGTACTCTACAGAATCCATTGCACCCATAGTGTAGTTCACTTCGAACGCAATTGTAGGCATAGTTTCGATAGTAGTATCTGCTACTAATTCGTTATCCCATAGCGCCAACTCTGTGCTTGTTACAAAGTTCAAGCCGTCAGCTGGTGTGAATGTCAACGCTGGTTCGATATCAACTGTCATGCGTTCTGCGTCTACAGCATAGTTGGCGTCTAAATCTCCGCCGAATGTCCACATAGAGTCTGCGTGTGCAGTAGTTGCTGTCAATGCCGCAACAGTTGCGATTACTAGTTTCATTAGATTTCCTTTCTTATAATTGAAACTTGGTCCGGCATTTTCTGTTCCAAGGCAAGCCGGTCAGCCCGTCAAATTTACGCCGCTAGTGCGTAGTCTGAAGATACAAAGTTATCGTTTGCATTTAGTTTGGTTTCTTGCGTTAACGGAGCTTGCGCCCGGATTCTCCACTTCTCTGCCCTGTCAGTCGATTCCTACTTCAGCCCCATCAAAAATACATTGTCTTGGACCCTTGCGAGGTCTGCGTCTCTGCAAAGACACCTTATTGCAGTAAGGCGCAATGTACTTTTGGTGGAGCTGTCGGGAGTCGCACCCGAGTCCTGTCCAGTATTAATCCGCTTCAACGAATCATTAGTATTTATACACTATACGCTATTTTTGAATGGATGTCAAGAACTAAATTAAAAAATAGTAACCTAAAAACAACAATAATAGCCATATTAGTCCTTTGATAAGAAAGAAGGCAAAAACACCCCATGCAAGAACTTTAGGAGTAATTAATGCCTTCAATCTTTTCATATTATAATCCGTTTGGTATTAGTACGTAATGTATAGTCAGAACTATGGCAACTGAAGCACCTAGTCCAATCATCATCTTCTGAAAGTCTCTTGCTACTAACGGGAATACAGATTTCATTTTCATCTTACCTGTAAACGTTGCGATAGCAAGTTCACGTCCAGCAAGCATACCTACGAAGACCCACGTAGTTGACATAGGAATGTCGTTGAGTTCTTTGAAGAAGTATAGGCATAACCAATAGAACAAGTCGATTAAAGTCGCACTTCGGACATATCTTGTGTTGTGCTTCTCTAGTACAATCTGCTGTATCTTACCACCACGTTCTCTGAACATGAAGAAAAGACCCACAACAAACACACATGATATTAGCATCATTAGATCAATTGGTACGACACGTGGTAGGAACACAGCAATATTAGCCATGTCATGTGACAGCCAAGTCCACCAGAGTCCACCTGTTGCGAACCACTGTGCTATTCGCCAATAGTTTTTGTTCTTCTCTTGCACTGGTTCTGCTTCATCAAGTGTACGTGATACAACGTACCATACACCGTATGCGAACAGAGCGGCAATACCATAACCCATGATGCTCTTCATCAACATCTTTTCTAGCACAAAAGTACTCGCAAAAGCACTCAACACTAAAAAGGATGTTGATACTGGTACACCAAGTCTGGTAAGTAGTACGAGTATTCCTGGTGCGGCGGCATGATACCACTGAACTTCTTGCCAGGGAATCTTATTCAATCGACCATAACTGATGTCTCCACCGTTTACAGTCCAACCATACCATAGTGTTGCTAGTAATACAGCACTTGCGGCTGCCCACATAGTTTTGTAGTTGAATCGCTCATTGTTTGATGCCATCCAAGTGCCGAGCGTCTGCACTGAATCATTTGCAATCACCGCATAAGCGGCAAAAAGGAACCCAATAAGGCTCCAGATAGTTAGTAGTTCCATTCACTTTCTCCTTGCT